AAGGTTTTGATAAAGATATTTTATATCTTCCTGGACCCACTGTTACAAAGTAAGGATCACCAAAAAACTTTTCAGAGAATATTTTAATTTCTTTTCCATTTCTATCTAATGGTAATGTTTCAACTGCGTTTCCTTGAGGATCAGTATATGAACCAGATTTTTTTAAAACATTTTCATTTTTTTCTAAATAATCAATAATATTATTAAAGTTACCTTTTTTAACATAAGCAGGAACAACAACATCTAAACCATTATATTTATCAAATCCTCCATATTCTTTTCCATTAACTTTTAATGAACCAACTGCCTCGTTTAATGCTTCTGTATATCTTGATGAATCAAATGATTTGTTTAATTCATTTGCATCATAAGTTCTTTTTAAATAAATGTTATCAGCTGTTTCAATAACTCTGTTAAAAGTTTCAGCTCCAACTCCTGTAAATGCTTTTTGGTAACCTGATATAATAGATGATTTATCTTTTTCTCTAAAGTTTTCTAATTTAATATTTTTATTTTTACTTAATAAATAACCATCAATAGCATCTGCAGCTCCTTTAGTTGGAACTCCACCATTAAACATTGTGATACCACCAACATGCGCAAATAATGCATTCTCTTTAGATATTTCAGAAAATGCAGCTGGAGCATCAGCGCCAAAACCATTTGTTATGTTTGATGCTAATTGTAATAACATTTTACTATCTGTAGATTTTTCAACAATAGCTTTTAATTGTTTAGATTCTGCATCAGTAAAAAATCTTGTAGGTAAGTTATAATATTTGCCAGCAGTGGTTGCTGAATTTTTTCTTGCTGCCAGACTTTCTGTAAATAGTTTTTTATTTTCTTCAGATGGATTGATCATTACATCGTTAAAATTAATATTATTTAAAGTAACAATGTTTCTTTCAGATGCTGTTCTTAATAAATCTTTTTCTAAATCTGTTTGTAAATCTGCTTTAAATTTTTTAACTATTTCATATTTTTTTAATTCAGCAATAGGTACATCTTTGTTTTCAGCTTTTGAAGTAGTAATCATTGTTTCCATTTTACTAATTTCTGCATCCATTTCTGAAAGTGATTTACTTCTAATGTTTAAAATAATGTTTCTTTTTTCTATTAAAGCATCAATCTTTCTTGCGTTATCAAAATTATCAACTGCTATAGATCTTTCTTTTGCAGCATTAAGAGCATTAATTCCTGGATCATTACCTTTATCAATTTGAGCTTCATAATCTTTTAAATTATTGCCTGATGTTTCATCTATTTTAAGAGCTGATAGTTTTGCATGAGATCTTAACTTTTCAATTTTTTCTATAGGTAAAGTAGAATTTGCAACAACATCATTAATCTTTGCTGGATCACGATCAAGTGTTCTTAAACCTTTATAATAATCTACATCTTCTCTAACTTTGTTTTTTTCTTCTGCAGCTTTTTTCCCATAAACTCTATTATAAACATCAGATTCTAAAATAGTATTAAGTTCATTTTGTGCATTAGATATCTCAAGATCAGTCTTTCCATAAACAATAGATTTTTTTAAACGATCTGTATTTGCTTCTACTGCAAGTCTATTTCTTTCTAATAAATTATTAGTAGAAGAGTTTCTAATAAGAATAGAATCTTCTACAGCTTGTTTTTGAAGAAAAGCATCAAGTGATCTTTTTGCTAAAAAACTTTTAGTAGTTTGTGAATGATAATCTTGAATCTTTTTAAATTCTTCTTTATAATATTTATCTGCTTGATCAGGATCTTCCATTTTAGATGCATCTTCTTTAACTTTAGATAAACCTGGAATATTTTCATCGCCATTATATATCTTTTCTTTTTTCTCTAAAATTTCTGTATCGGCTTTTATTTTTTCTTTTTCTATAATAAAATCTGTAACAGCTCCTGTAAATTTAGATGAGGCAGCTCCAAGAGCTGATGCTGTTTCCATACTAACTCTCATACCAGGAGTTGTTTGTACAGCGCCTATTTCTTCTGTGGGTCTAATTTGAGATTGATAAATTTTAATTGCCATAAATTATTATTTTTTTGTTGCGGTTTGGTAATTGCCTAACAAAGATGCTCCGGCTTTAAAGTAACTTACAGTTTCAGCAACTTGTCCACGATATCTTTCAACTCTTGCTTCAGCTCTTCTCATTACAGCTTCATTTTCTAATTGTTCTTTTTTAACAAGAGCATTATATTCTAGCATATCTCTATCTCTTGCAAAGTTTAGAGCATTGTCCATAAATACTCTTAAACCAGTTCCTTCTTCTGTAACTCCTCTTACTGCATAACCAGTTCTAATGTCTCCAGTTGATTTTGTTTCTAGTGCATAAATTTGTGGTAGATCAAATTTTTCATAAACTTTATATCCTTGCTGCGCTTTTTGTTCTAAAACAACAGCGTCTCTTTCCATTAAAGCTGCATTAGCGTTAGCTATTTTTTTCTGCGACTGTCCAGTTATTAGATCACCTACGAATGACATATCAATAAATCTTTGCGAACCTTATGTAATCAGCACCATCTGGTCCATAATGTTTCATTAAACCCTCTGATTTTAAACCTAACCATTCAGCAAATTTTATCCCTAAAACAAAATCTGCTTTTACAGCGGTTTGTAATCTTTTCACTTTATAAGTTTTTGTTAAAATATCTAGTTTTTTTTTAACGTGTCTTGCAATAGATATAGGATTCTTCCATACATCATTAGTTGCCAAAACCCATCCCTCAGCAACATTATCCCATAATATACCAATACCGCCTGATACCACAATCTTTCCATCTTTAATAGCAGTAAATGACATTCCTGGTATTTCTAAAAATAATGCATATTTTTTAAATTGCGGTGCAATCTGAATAGCAGGATCATTCATTGGATTGCTAATAATATGATGTGCATGTTCCTTTTTAAAAGGAATAATATTAATGTTATCCATCATTAGTAATCAATCTTGGATATAATGATAATATTGTCATAGGTAGAGCTTGATCTTGTATTACAAAAAGATATCCATCAGTTTCAAAGTTACCTCTAAATTCAATTTTCTTATCTCCAGTAAATAAAGGAACAGCAACATCCATAGATGCAGCAGAAGATCTAAATGGTATTTCTTCTAAGTTAGAAGTATCTGGACCCACCTTAGCTCCGACTGTTTCGTAAAATCTTAATGTAACATCAAATATTCTTTTTGTTTTTCCTTGTGAAGTTCCATCTTGTGATCCAACATCTAATCTCATTGTTTGTAATGTTGATGTATAACCTAATCCAATTTTTGCAGCAGTTGTTGTTCTGTCTAATGTAATAGATCCTGAAGATACAGTTTTATTAGGATGTGTTGATCCATTAGCAATAACAGTTACAGACTGAGCTTCAAGATGATCTAATCCAGTTAATGTGCTAGTTGCAGATCCTGAATAAGATAAACCACTGTCAACAAATTGAAATTGTGTAAGTGAACTATCAAATTGAAATGGTGTAAAATATTCTACATATCTTCTTGTTACTCCATTTATTGTTCTTTTAACAATAACCCAAAGTTGATCTTCATCAGTTCTATTATAAGAATTTCCAGAAATAGAAATAACACTTTCAACAATACCATGAGTTGTAGCTCCAAAAGATCCACCTAATTTATGTTGATGCCAAGCAACAACTTGTTCTGATCTTTGATATGTTAAACCAACTAAAATTCCATCTCCACGAATACCCCAAATAATACTATGTGGTTCTTGTTGGTATGTTAGTTCATCTAATCCAGATAAGGTAACATCTTCGGCTAGGATAGTCATGTCTGGTGCTACATATCCATCTGTGTCAAAATTATAAGCAAGTTCTCTTAATTTTCTTTTAGCACGTTGAACAAATAAAGTTGCATTACCAACTGATAGTGCATCTATATTTGATGCTCCATAATTAGATTGTTTTTTAATATTTATATTTGTAGGTGATACTGCAGTTCCGGTAGAATCTGAGTTTAATGTAAACTCACCACCTGATGTTAATATAATTAATGTTCTTGTTGCTTTTAAAGATTGTATGACGTTTACTTGATTTGATGCGATTGTATAAATCATTGCATCATCTGCAGCAACAGTTCCTCCTCTATTTTCATGCATGTTTTCATAATCTCCTGATCTTGAAAAAAATAATGTTTGTGGTTGATCACTTGTTCCTGCAAATACTAATCTTTGTTCATAAAAGGTTACGCAAGAAGGATGACCAGTAGTGTCTGAAAAAGCGCCTAATGCCCAAGCAGTAGTAGTAGAGGAAGAACCCATATCTTTTAAAACTGTTGCTGTTACAACTGTTGTGCTAGTAATAGCTGTGATCTCACCATAACCATCTCTAAAAGTAAAAAGTCTACCAACATCAGTAGATTGAAAACCTGTATTATTATTAATTCCAGTTATAGCGGATGCTGTTAATGTTCTTCCTGTTCCAACAGTATGTGATGACATACCAAATGTTGTAGTTGTAATATTATCATCTAAATAGGGTCCATCAGTAAAATCTACTTCTGTAATTGTCCAGGATGTATGTCCAGTTCTAGATAATTTTTTTACAGAATAATCAGGATGACACAAATACATAACATCAGCTGACTGAGCATATTTAATGTTAAATAAATCTGCAGTTAAATAAGTTGTTGTTAATGTATAAACTCTATTTGCAATACCACCAGATGTGTATGCAGTATAAGATGTAGTGTTTACGTTATTACCATCTATATCTTGTAACTGAAATGTATTAGTTGCAACACTTGCTACTTTAAATCTTTTACCATTAACTTGTGTCATTCCCACAACACCAGTAATAACAACAGTATCTCCATTAGCAAAACCATGAGTTGCTGATGTAACAACACCAGGATTAGCTTGAGTAATACCTGTGATTGTTTTATTAGCTTCTAATACAGCTCCATTATCTTTATAAAAACGAATATAATTATTTCCAAATTCTAAAGCATAAGATTGTTCAGTTGAAAATTCAAAAGGAATTAATCTTGTTTTTAAAGAAGATGTTTTAACTTCTGCTGCGAAGGTAGTTCCTGGTCTTCGTGTAACCGAACCATGAGGTTGAACTATAAAATTTTCTAAAGTCTTGCAGCCACTAAAATATTTTTGGAAGTCTGTTCTTCCTTCCATACGATCAGATAACTGACCACCAGTAAAGTTAGTAAGAGCTGTTGATACTCTTGCCATAATTAAAACCTACTGTTGATAAATTCGTCTGATAATATTACATCAACTTGACCCATATTAGGATCTGTGTTTTGACCCTCTGTAGCATCAACGTGTTTAGCTTCACCTAATTTATCTTTATAAATTTCTTTCATTGTTGTTACTAATGTAGCATTAGCAGTAACAGCAAAAGCAATATCAGCAGCTAAAGCAGCTGAAATAGTTTCAGCAAGTAATGTGTCATATTCATTTGGATCGGTAACTAATTTTACATATTGAAGTTTTATTGGAGATACGTTTGCCATTATTTTTCTACCTTCAATTTTATAATCATAATCATAATCAGATATTGTAATAACTCTTAAACAGTCTGATGGTAATGTAAATTGTTTAGCCCAGCCCCAAGCAGGAGTTGCTGTGTCTGCTGCAAGCTCTTGTCTTGCCATTAAACAATTCCAGGCATGAGATCTAAATACTGCATTACGAATACTTTCATATCTTGCATTACAAAGTCTTGCATTTTTAGAATCTTCTGTAAGTGAAAGGATTGTTGAAGCACCAAGCTGGTTTAATGCATTATTACAAATTTCTACAACTGATGCCATACTAATCTTTTTTTATTATATATTTACGTCTTAATTGTCTAGGTTTAACTTTAGCAAATATCTCTGCTTCTGTTAGTTCTAGACTTTTATCAAAACCATGATGTGCAGTTGATGTATGTTTAAATCTATCAACTAGAACATAGCGATAGATATAATCTTTATTTTGTAAATGTAAAATTGTTTTTACGTTGTCAGTCTTCTTCATAAT